CTAACACAATCCGCTTTCATCACGAGAACGTACTGCCGACTGAACACGAGGGTCTAATGATCGGTGGGCCAGAGAACGGTTTTAGAAAGACGTATCAATGGAGCCAACGACCGCATCTATCAACCGTCGATTATTATAAGGATGTGGTACTGCCTAAGATCCCACCTAAAAGCTTTATAGAGGACACTTTTCATGGCACCGTTCACAATGATTGGGCTGACAAAGGCTTACTAGGCTGGTATAAACACCGTCTATGGATCTATTACCCTGAGAATGGTATCCAAAGATCCTATACAACAGACGGTAGACAAGGTGGTAAAAAGTTTACATCTGACGATGAGGTCTGGCAATGAAACTTGGGATATTAGCCTACAGCTCAAAGACAGGACTTGGCTACCAGACTCTTGATTATTACAAGTATCTAAACCCTGACAAAGTTATGCACATTGATTTGTCTCCGTTAAATGGCGAGAAGCAAAACTTAGACTGGTATAACGAACGCATCACACAAAGAGTCGTCGGCTACCCACGAGAGACTGATATAGACCAGTTTTTAACCGGCCTTGATGTAGTTTTAATGGCTGAAACACCGCTGAACTACAACCTATACGCTAGAGCAAGACGCATGGGAGTTAAAACAGCCACCGCATACAACTTTGAGTTCTTTGATCACTTCCTACATCCTGAATACGAACTACCTGACCTCTTGATAGCACCGTCAATGTGGCGATTCGACGAAATAGATAGACTCGCCAACGCACGAGGCTCAAAACATATCTATCTACATCATCCAGTAGACCGACAGCGTTTTAGTTTTAGAGAGCGCACAGGCAACAAACCAATTCACTTAGCCGGCAAGCCAGCAGCGCACGACAGAAACGGTACAGACGATTATTTGCAAGCGGTACCAGACGGAACAGTGATTACTCAATCTGAAGAACTAGCTAGAAGATTAAGAATGCAATATAGAAACTCAAGGATAGTAACAGATGTAAAAGACCCTAAACAGATTTATGACTTCGGCGACATTATGGTACTCCCTCGAAGATATGGCGGTAATTGTCTGCCATTAAACGAAGCCTTGTCTTGTGGAATGCCAGTTATTATGCCGGATATATCGCCTAATAATCATCTGCTACCTAAAGAATGGCTAGTGCCGGCCAGTATAACAAGCCAGTTTGAGCCAAGAACTAAGGTAGACATTTACTCAACAGACATACAAGCCCTAAGAGATAAGATCGAATGGTTTAGATCACAGGATATAGCAGTACATAGTCAAAAAGCTAACGAGATTGCTGATTCTATAAGCTGGGAAACATTAAAACCTAAATGGATAGAGGTATTGGAGTCACTATGAAGATCTTATGTGTAGCCCAGGTAGAAGATAGAACTAATCTTGATGCTCAGATACTTAAGCAAACCGTACAGCCCGATCGGGTTATATTCTATGTCGATCCTGCTCCGGCAAGAGGTATAAACGAAAGACGAACACGTATAGCAGATAATCACAGACGATTACAAGACTTTGTTGTGGCATATAAGCCAGATCTAGTATGGCAAGTCGAGGGCGATGGAGACTACCCGGAAGATTGTCTAGAGCGATTACTAGAAGATTACGCAATGCTTAAAGAAATAGACGACGACAACTTCGGATATGTATCAGGCATTCAAGTGGGTAGACATGGACTCTACTGCCTGGGAGCTTGGCGAAACTTTACACCCGATAGCTTTGAGAGCTTAGACTATAAACTAACAGGCATTCAAAAGGTAGACGCCACTGGTTTCTATTGTTTATTAGCCGAACGTGATGTTTGGTTGTCTGGTAAGGCTAAATGGAATGGTGAGCCATACGGCCCCGATGTTGCATGGGGACTTTCGATTGATAAGAACAAATATTGCAACATGAGCTTGGACATTGGTCATATAATAAACAGTGGTATAATAAGATCAGAACATATGAGCACTTGCAACGCTCAATTCTACCTTGAGGATAGTAAATGGAAGTATAAACAACTATGAAAATATCAGACATAAAATCAAACCCTAATAATCCTCGAATAATTAAAGACGAGAATTTCAAGAAGCTAGTACAGTCTATAAAAGACTTTCCAGAGATGCTAGACGCACGACCACTGGTACTAAACAAAGACAACGTCATACTCGGTGGCAATATGAGGTTCAGAGCAGCCAAAGAAGCTGGGCTTAAAGAATTGCCTGTTAAGATCGTAGACTGGTCTGAAGATAAGCAAAAAGAGTTCATCATCAAAGACAATGTATCTGGTGGTGATTGGGATTGGGATACTTTAGCGAACGAGTGGAGTGCCGAAGATTTAGATAAGTGGGGGCTTGAAACACCTGATGGTTGGGGCGAGCCTGATGAGATCGAGGAAGATGAAGCACCAGAAGTATCTGATGAACCGCCAGTGAGTAAGCTGGGTGAGATATACCAGTTGGGGCGGCATAGGGTGATGTGTGGGGATAGCCTTGATGCCGGTAATGTATCTACTCTACTCGAAGGTGGCAAGGCAGATATGGTATTCACAGACCCTCCATATGGAGTGAGCTATACTGGTGGATTACAAAATACTAGTAAGGGCTTGAAGGGTAATGCTCGTCAGATGATTGATAATGATGATATAGACCTATACGAAGAAGCGGTCAATATCTGCTCGATGTTTAGCAATGGTGCGGTCTTTATGTTTTATGCTGATACTGTACCCTTCGGACTGTACAGAGGTATCGAAAAAGTAAAAGGCGATATAGTAGCTCTTATTATATGGAAGAAGAAAGGCGGATATGGTGCGCTCGGTGCGTCATACAAAGCTAATTACGAACTTTGTTTGCTCTGGAAGCCTAAAGGCACAAACCTCAACTTCATTGGTTCGACTACGGAGAACAGGATATGGGAGATAGACAAGGAAGGGCTTAACAAGCTTCACCCTACCCAGAAGCCTGTATCAGTTCCAGCAAGAGCTATAAGTAATCACGGTGGGAAATCTGTGCTAGACCTATTCCTCGGCTCTGGCTCTACCCTCATAGCCTGTGAGCAGACAGACCGTACTTGCTACGGCATGGAGCTTGACCCTAAATATGTGGATGTGATTCGCAAGCGGTATGCCAAGTTTACCGCACCAGACAATCAGCTACCTGAAAACTGGGAAGAACTAACAAAGGAGATAGCATGATAGAAAAAGTAAACCCTAGCCACCCAGACAAAGTAGCAGACCGCATCGCCGGTGCATTGGTAGATTATTGCTACACACAACAAGACAATCCTAAGTGTGCCTTTGAGGTTCTTATCGGTCATGGTATAGCCACAGTCATTGCTGAAACATCAGTTAAGATCCCATACGACGTAGTAGACAGTATTGTTGAGCGTCTAGCTGGCGACATAAGAGTCAACTACGAAGAAGCCCCACAAGATACTGAACTAGCCAAGAACCAGAGCGAACAGGTCAAGGCCGGAGACAACGGTATCTTTAAGGGAGTGCCGGTAAACTACGAAGTAGCAGAGCTTTCAATCATTGCTAGAACAATCTATGGTAGATATCCAACAGACGGTAAGTACATATTAAACGGCGATCGCCTTATTGTTTGCCAATCTAATGCAACCGACGAAGAGATTAAAACAATGTATAGCGAAGCCTACGACTTAACCGTTAACCCTCTGGGCGAATGGACAGGCGGAACAGACGTTGATACTGGTGCTGTAAACCGGAAGCTAGGATCTGACATGGGCGAGGCTGTAACAGGTGGAGGTTTGCATGGTAAGGACTTAAGCAAGGCAGATGTATCAGTGAACATATATGCTCACATCAAAGCCCAAGAGACAGGCGAGATTATTAACATCTGTTGTGCTATTGGCGATGAGTTTGTTGACGGTAGACCATATGACGAAATAGTAGCTATTGCCGACGACTATATTAAAGACCTCGGTGGGTTCGAGAAGCTTGCTGAATGGGGACTGGTATAATAGAACCATGTCAACTAGCAAGCAAGTTAAACGAGTACCAAACCCGACAGGCAAGGGCGGCTTCCAAGAGCGACCGGAAGATCGCAACAATGGCCACTGGAGTCCAGAGAATACAATAAGCTATCAGTACCGACGCTTCTTGAAGATGTCGCCTGAAGAACTACGAGCATTTGCTAACGTACCGGAGAACGAACGCACAGTAGCGATGGATATAGCTTACTCGCAAGTACTAGCCTCTAGAAAGTCACTGCCGCATACTAAAGAGATAACAGACCGCACTGAGGGCAAGGCGCAGCAACAGATAGACTTAACCACCGGCGGAGATAAACTAAACATAGCATTGGTAGAATTTGTCGATGGAAATAATCAAGACGAAGATCCAACTACCGACGGAGTATAAAGAACTTTTTAACCCCAAGTGGAGGTATATACTCTATTACGGTGGTCGAGGTAGCTTAAAGTCCCATAGCGTGGCCAGAGCATTGCTACTTAGGGGCCGGGAGCAGAAGCTTCGCATCTTATGTACTCGTGAGATACAAAAGACTATTGATGATTCAGTGCTGAAGTTACTTAAAGATTTAATTATTCAATACGGACTAGACGATTACGCTGTAACACAAAAGACTATAAGAAATACTAAAACAGGCACAGAGTTTATATTTGCCGGTATCAGGTTAAACGTTACTGAAATCAAATCAATGGAGGGCATAGATATATGCTGGGTCGAAGAAGCTCAATCTATTACTGAGGAATCATTAGATGTGCTGACACCTACGATCCGAAAAGAGGGCAGTCAGATTATATTTACTTATAACCGAGTAAACGAATTAGATCCTGTCCACGTTAGGTACGTTATGAATCAACCAGAGGGTGCATACTCACTCAAGGTTAATTATGATGTTGCTGAAAGACTTGGTTGGCTGCCGGATGTGCTGAAGCTAGAGCTAGAAGAAGATCGCAAAGACCCGGTACTGTTTGCTCATAAGTGGCTAGGGGAGCCAATAGGCCAAGCCGAGAAGTCTATTGTTGCTAGAGACGCTATCTTGAGTGCTATGGATAGATCTGTCGAGCCTGATGGTAAGACTATTGTCGGTGCTGATATAGCTCGCATGGGTAACGATAGGACTGTGTTCTGGAAGCGCAAGGGTCTGAAAACTATATCTCATGAAATACACAGCAAACTAAGAACAACAGAGGTCTGCGATGCTTTAGAAAGGTTTATTGACTTCGATAAGACGGTAGAGGTTAAGATTGATGATACTGGTGTAGGCGGTGGCGTTACTGATGAGATGATTAAGCGTGGCTATGAAGTCGTTGCTATAAACTTTGGTGCCAAACCCGGCGATCCTGATAAGTACCCTAACCTGATAAGTGAGGCGTGGTTCCACATGGCTAATATAATATCCGATACTGAGCTACCTATGCACTCAGATCTTCTTATGGAGCTATCGACTAGGCAGTGGAAGCAAGACACTAGAGGCCGGCGAGCTGTCGAGAGTAAAGGCGAATATAAAAAGCGTGGCTTTAGAAGCCCGGACATCGCAGATGCTTGTATTATTTGCTACTACGAACCACAGACTTATATAACAATGGATGATATAGCTATGTAACATTAACGTTATGATATAATAATATTAGAACGCCTGGAGCGTCATAATTCAGGACATACATGAATCTAAAACAACGAATCCAAAACGCTTACAAATCATTTACCACATCCGAACTTGGTAATGGTAGAACACTCGCATCAGTACTTCGTAACTACGGTAAACAGGCAGACTTCCGGCCGCACCAACAACTCATGGGCATTACTTACAAGGCTATCGACAAGATCGGTATGTCTGTATCAGTCTATGAGCCACTTGTAGCAAAGAAGAATGGCGACACACTAGAGAATCACCCGATATATAACCTAGCAGCTAGACCGAACCCTAGACAGTCAGGTCATTACTTCCACCACCTTGAAGCTATGCTATACGAGATCTATGGTGAGACTTTCTGGTACTTAGTGCGAGGCGAACAGACTAAAAAGGTTAAAGAGATCTACTTACTCAACCCATCGCAGATGGAATTGGTAATTGACGAGGGTATGGTTGTTGGCTATATACTCCACAAGAATAATGGTCAGCAAGTACCATTTGAACCTAGTGAGATATATCACGATAAAAGACCTAACCCATTTAACGAGTGGCGTGGTATGTCAGTTATGGAACGTGCCGCACAGTATGTTGACATCGAATTAGTAACTACTTCGTTTACTTTGAACTACATGAAGAACAACGCCAGCCCATCAGGTATCGTCTCACTACCTAATATGTCTAGAGAGACGTTTAATCAATTTGCTGCACAGTGGCGTGAGGGTTATGAGGGGCCAGAGAACGCTGGTAAGACCGCATTCATTCGTGGCGGCGAAGCTGAGTTCAAAGCTGTCGGTGCAACACTTAAAGACGTAGATCAGAAGATCACTAGAGATATGGCCAAAGAAGATGTGCTTATGATGTTCGATATGCCTAAAGGCTTACTCGGTGCATCCGGCGAAAAGGGCATGGGTAGATCCGAAACTGAAGCTCTAGAGTATATATTCGCTAAGTATAAGGTAGACCCATCAATGGATCGCCTAGATGAAGCCTATGAGTTCATATTAAAAGACATGGGGGTTGCTGACTCTACTAGTGAAATAACCCATATATCCCCGATTCCAGAAGATAAGGTACACATTTTAAACAGCAACGATAAAGGTGTTGGCCGATGGATCACACCTAACGAAGCACGACAGTCTCAGGGGCTTCCACCTATACCCGGCGGAGACGAACTAAGGTCTGAAGATGCTGCACCTGTAACAACTGGTAAGACAATATCAAAGAAGATCGTACTTAAAAAGGTATCAAAAGCAGACATGGAAAAGAAACTAAACCAAGATCGTGAGAACTTTAGAACTAAATTAGTAGAAACTAATGATGTTTACTCTAAGAAGATGAAAGCTACAATGTCTAAGTTCGCAGCAGATCAAGAGGATTTGTTTATTAGTAAGATCAAAGCTAGTGTTAAAGCCTTTGACGAATGGATGTTTAATATCAAAGAAGAATCAATTGTACTAGCCGATATGCTTACGCCGATTGTTATAGACCTAATAGAAGCACAGGGCGAAGATGTAGCTAACTTCATTACAGGCGAGCTTCTAACAATATCGCCTGAGATGCGAAAGACTGTTGAGCAACATATTCTGCAAATATCTGGCGTATATAACCAAGATACTATAACTGCACTTGAAAAGACCCTGTCACAAGGTCAGACGGCCGGCGAGAGCTTAGTTAAGCTAAAGAAGCGTGTTGAGGCCGTCTACGGTGAAGCAAAGGGTTACAGGGCCGAGAGAATAGCCAGAACTGAATCACTCAGAGCTTCAAACATGACAGCCGAGGAAGTCTACAAGCAGAATGGCTACAACACTGTTGAATGGTTTGTAAACCCCGGTGCTTGTGAGTTCTGCGCTACTTACGCCGGTAGATCAAAAGAAATAGGCTCAAGCTTCACTAATATAGGCGATGTGATTACAGGTAATGACGGTGGCCAGATGCGGATTGAATATTCAGATATAGATGTACCGCCACTACACCCGAACTGCACCTGCTCTTTAGTACCGGGAACTAGCTGATGGATAAAAATCTGGAACTCTATCTTGAGGAACAGAGATCAGCCCTTATTGACTTAAACAAGGGTATTGCAGACTTATCTACTAAATTAGATGCACAAATTGAATCATATGTGCCGCCAACAGACGAAGTAAAAGTATCTGGTTCTGTCGAAGTAAACACTCAAAGAGAAGTAGAAGTAGAAAACCTTGAATCAATAAAAGAATGGTTAGTAGAATTAGGTCACACTGTATCTGAAGCAGTTAAAAGCAACTCATATAAGCCAGTCGATGAAGTGACTGTAAAAAATATAGATTCTGCTATTACCGAAGCTGTTGAGATCACAAATCTCGATAGCATTAAGACTTATTTTGACTCTGTTGCTGAAGCTGTTAAGAATAACCAACCGATTGTAAACGTCACTAAACAGGAGATCAAGTTTCCATCGTCTGCTAGAGATGCTATACCAGTTAGGTTATCAGATGGTAAATCATTCTATAATGCAATAACGCAAGCATTTTCTGGTGGCGTAAGTACTGCTGGACTTGCAACATCAGCTAAACAAGACGAGATAGTTACTGCAATAGAAAATATAGGTGGCTCATCCACTACAAACTACACCACAAGAATAGAAGAAGATTCAGTAAACAGTAACTACACCTACATAGGCAACGCTGTAATAGGCTCAAGTGAAGCTAGTGCTGTATGGCAGATTAAACGGCTCGACGCTACCACAGGCTTAATTAAACTATGGCGAGATGGTGATGATTTATTTAATAATGCCTGGTCAACAAGAGAAGCAGGAAGTTATTCATAAGGAGAAATATATGAAAGCGAAAATAACAGCAAAATCAGAACTAAGACTAAGCGACCTAACCAGAGAGTACACCTTTGACATCGTAGATGACGATAAGTCAATCCTTACCTCTCAAGTTATAACCTCACGACCCAGTGAAGTAGTCGGTCAGATACAGAATATCGTAGCTGAATATCAAACAGTGTACGAAGATACTAATGATGTAGAGGTAGGCGAAGAAGTCTAATGGCATTAGTAACTTACGTTTCTGCAGGAGTACACGATACTATGCTTGGTAGTGGTGCTATTATTGGTACTACTGTAAACATCACTACAGGTGGTGTGTCTTCTCTCGGTGTGACTGCACCCAACACGACCAACAAGATTACAGGTTGTTGGATAAACTTCTCGTCTATCCCATCAGTATCTAACTCAGGTAATATTACTATTGAAATAATGGAGTCTGGTGTCTCTAAAGCTACAGTAACCATGAACTATGCAGATCTTAAGCTTGGGTTCAACTACGCTCGGTTCACTACTCCTTATCAGTTCACCACTACTGCAGCAGGTGCATACATTGCTAGAGTAAAGAATACCGTTGCAACTGGATCACTTGGTCAACTTAAACTTGCCACTACAAACCTATGGTTCCAGTTCACTTATGACACGGCAGCAGCCATCGGTGCAACGGATGACTTATGGGTTGGTGGGTTCCATAACGCTGGGTTTACACCTAAAACTTGTACGATTAGTGGGACATCTAACGCATGGGGTAGTGCAGCAGCATTAGGTGGGGCGAGTACACAGTTTATGAACGCTGCATTGACAATAGGTAACGGTGGTACGTTCAAGTTTGACACTTCGGCTAGTACCACTCTACAGCTAAAAGGCAGCGTATGGGTAGGTAACGATGGTGTATACGACATGCGAGGCTCTGCCACTAAGTCGATAATTAACACGCTTATAATAGATAGCCCAACATCTAACGGTGAGCAAGGTATATTCACTGGTGTAACGTCTTACGGTGGTCAGATACTTACTACGGGAGCAACTTGTGATGTTTACACAACCTACGCCTCTGGTCTAGGTACGGCAGCCAGTCCACTCATTACTCAAACAGCTTGGGATGCTCAGGTAGGCGACGAAATCGTTATCGGTGGTGCCACAGATTACTTAAAGAATGAGACTCGGTTCATCATTACTAGGAACTCAAGTACTTCGTTCGTGCTGAGTAACACGGCTGGGGGTGCCGAAGCTGCACTAACCCAAACTCACGCAGCAGGTTCATACATGAATAACCTAACCCGAAACGTAGTAATAAAGGCTCTAACCAACACGAGAGGCTGGTGGATAAACAACGCCTCTAGCGTAAACTCATCTTTCGATTACACAAGAATGGAGTATAGTGACTCTAGCTCTGGTAAATCACTCACACTCACACCATCTAGCCTATCCACATTCGATGGATTAGTTTTGTATCAGGCATCAATTACTGGTCGTGGTTGTCTCTTGCTTAGACAGAACGATGGAACCGCACAAACACACACTGGCATCACCCTATACAACATGGGTGGTTCTAACTTCTCAGGTCAGTCGGGAATAAGTGGTAATGGTACGAGTAACAAAACTCTTAACTGGTGCTTTCAATACAACGCCCCATCAAGTACGTTCTCTTGTGCGTTAATATCATGGGGATTTACTTCAATAGGAAACACAGTCAACAACTGCCACTCTTACGGGGGCAATGCAATAAACTCTGCTGCTGGGTATGTATTTGGTATATTCTCCTCATCTGCAAATACCTTTAACAACTGTACTGCCAACGCTTGTAGACAAAACGCTGTATACTTCTCCTCTGCCATTGGGAACGTGTTTAACAACTGTAACTTTGGTACTATCGGTACAAACACCGTAGACACTTTTGCGGTCACAGGCACACTCAATCAAAACTACTTTAACACCTGTACGTTCGGTTCATCTACACTTCACTCAAACTACCTTAACCAACTTGATACAAGCATCACTAAGTTTCAGAACATGGATGGCAACACTTCTAAACATCGTTGGTACACCAACTACGGCTCATGGTGGAGTGCTGGAGCTGGGCTAACAGATACAACTGTTCGTACTGCCTCGTCATTATCTCTAGTAAGTAAACCAGAAAACGCTACGACTGGCTCTAGCTGGACATTTAAGATACCTGCCAATCCGACTTCTAACGTGGGTATATTCGGCTATGTATACAGAAATGCTACTTTTTCAAGCGGTACATTAAAGGTAGAGTTATTCTTACCAGGTACTTTACTAACAGCCACACCAGATGATACTTACACGTTTGCGACAACTACAGGTTCTTGGCTACCGTTCAACATCTCAGCATACTATTCAGGTACGGATTCTCGCTACGCTACAGTAAGGATTACAGGTGTAACCGCAACGGCTGGTGCATATTTCTTTATAGATGACTTATATGATGCTGGTACTGGTAATAAGGTAGCTGGTCTCGACCTGTGGGACAGTGGTCAACCATCGCAGATTATGGTTCAGTCTGATTTCTCAGTTGTACCTGCTGCTGTATGGGGCTTCTCAGATAGTGGTACTTTGGCTAACACAATGGGTAAACGACAGGTTGATGGGGCTGATAGTGCAGAATTAGCAAGTATAAGGTAGAATAAAGGTATGATAAACATGAAACAAAAACCAGACCCAGATCAAAAAGACGAACAGAAAGAAGTAGACATCACTCAGTTAACAGGCTCACCAGACCCTAACGGTGTGAGCAAAGTAGCCATGGGTGGCAAATCCCACACCTTAATGGAGCACGATAACATACAGCAAGCAGCCTGGATAGACAGACTTAAGGGTATGCCACAAGATAAAAGCTCTGCAATGCAAAGCATACAAGAAGCCTACGCTAAATTATTCGAAGGTTTAGCAGGTATTGCACGGATGTCATCAGGGGAAGAAGCTTGCGAACCAGACGATAGCCCACAAGAAGAACAAGCAGAAGCTTGACAAACTAGAAACTAAGACTATTATTAGATTGAACCACTGCGTTGATGAAAATAGGCGTGGTAAACATAAACAACTCCTCTCAAACAAACCCCAAAACAAACACCCCCAAAAACATAAACCCTTTAGATAGCCTTTCCCTCGCAGGAGGCTATCTTTAATTAAATAAAAAGAACCCCTGCTCGGGGGTTCCAGTGTAAAGAGAAATGCAAGGCAAGCTCCACTTCACTAGGCTAGTCTAACACCTCACCTATCAGATGTCAAGTTCTCTGGCTTTATCACGATACTCAAATACCAGGTCTATCAGATCGGAGGTAGGCATCTTTACAGTAGTCACTGATCTAACTGCTAACTCTTCGAGTATGCCTTCCCCGTAGCGTCTGACCATGTACCGAGCATATACAGTGTAGTTACCCTTCTTAAACACATTGCAGCCCACACACTGAACATGAACATTCTGCTCATCCCATCTGGTAGCGTAGTGCCCACGGCTCTCGTAATGCCCAGCTTGCATCTGCTTCCACGGCTTTGTCACCCCACAAGTAACGCAGGTTGCTTCACCCATAAACGAGTTCTTGAGTCGTATGTACTTAGAGAAAGCTATGTCGAGTTTGTTAATCACCTTAGATCGCTTTAACATCCACGGCTTCTCTTTGTATTTATCATCCATTGTTATCAGTATAAAAGAAAACTCCCCCGATTAACAGGGGAGCTAGGACTCCACATCCTTATAAGGCTCTCTACCTTATGCTTGCACTGTGACTACACAGGTGTCTGTGATTGTGTCATCATGCACACACTTCACTGTAACAGTAGTCGAACCAGTTGCTAACGCAGTAATCAGACCAGTTGAACTAACCGTAGCCTTGGTAGGGTCACTTGATACATAAGTATAGATCGCTCCTACTGCTGGTGTTGGTGTAGTCACTAGCTGAACTGTAGGCTCACTAGATAGATCTAGTGTCTTAGTTGCTGGTAACGTACTGATTGATGTAACTGTGTTACTATCACGAGCTGCTGTTTGTAGTGCATCTGCTACTGCTTGTGATGCTTCGTCTGCATCTGATGTTCTTGTTACTTCTGTTGGTACCCATGGTCGGACATCTTCATCCGTTGCTGAGTAATATCTTGAGTTAGCCATTGTTTTTTTCTCCTTGTTTGTTTTTAACTTCTGTAACTATTGTAGCTTATTCACCAGTGTTTTGTGAACCATCTTCTTTGAGCCAAGGTTGGTTGACACCACTCGTTCGCTCTTCAAAAGACTGCTCAGGTTCACCGACCACTACTGGGTCAATGTCTGCCTGAGTCGCACCTGCTGGTGGCTGGTTCGATACTTTAACAGGGGTAGTAACTTCGGCTTTCTTAACTTTCTTAGTTTTCTTAACCTTGTCTACGACCTTACCATCTGGTGTAGTAACTGGAACTTTCTTCTTTTTTACTTCTTTTGATTCTGCCATTGTAAAATCTCCTTTAGTGATTTAGTTGCTTGATCTCGAGCGACGGCTAGACCATCTCTCTTACCGTCATTATACCCCAATAGGTAAGCACGTTCCAGTTGTTCTCTGGTGTAACCGTCTGAGCCTATCTTCGGCATGACATGCTTACGAGTCTTCAACCATGATTTAATTTTCTTTATCATTTAATCTCCCTTTCGTCTACGATGTAGCCTTCTTTGGTTGTGTCAGTCCTGATTATAACAGGTTCAGTAAATGGTGCACCCTTCTTGAGTAGACGTTTGAAGTGTCTGGCATCTGTTAACTTGTTGAACAAGACGATAGTACCTTCCCACTTCACCTTAAAAGTTACCTTACCTAGTTGCTTATTAGTAGGTCTGAACTTGAATCTCGGGCTGTTGCTGATTCTTAGGAAGGAAACGACCCTTGCTATCACGCCTTCTTCCTTTGGTGTACTTGACGAGCTTGCCGTCTTCCCACTTGCTGAACCCTTTTGCTGTTTTGGCGAGTCCGCCATTGTAACCTCCTAGTATTAGATCAGACGGGTCACGCTTGGCAAGCATCTTTTTATACGACCCGTACTTCTTTATTATAGTCTGTTTACGTTTCTCTGCTGGAGTCATTTTTTAGCTCCTTACTTAACTGGTCTAGTTTGGTTCTCGAATCTTCTTTTTGCTGATTTATGCCAAATACCCTACTGAGTATTATCATGGTTCTAACCTCTGGGATTGCATCAGGAGCAATCTTTGAGTTCTTTAGCATATCACCTACATAGTCATCAACTTCTGCATCTGACAAGTTACCACCTATCACTTCTTCCCTTACTCTACTCAATAGGGCTGATTCTCTGGCTCTTACAACTTCTTCAGCCCATTCAAGCGGTATCATCTCTACTCTTTCTTTACCATCTGGAGTTTGTCGAGTGCCATAGCATCGACCCTCTGAACCTCCTCTCAGTTGTTCTTTGGTATTACTCATTCGACCACCTTAAAATCTTCAATTGGTATTATGTGTAACAGTGTACCCTTAGTCTTGTAGGTTGGGTAAGTCTTCATCTTGCTGCAAGCCATCTGATACTTGTGAGGATATACCTTCTCATCGTTATGATCTCGATAAGCTATAGTAATCTCCATCGTGGCACCACTGACCATTCTCTTCTCAGCAATGCCGACCTTTTCGCCATCCCACCAAGGTGTTTGAATCTCATACTGGATAAACATTACGACACCTTAGTACGACGACTTATTTGCCCACCTTTTCTTCCAGCCAAGCTCGCACGTTCTCGTCCAGTAAGACCATCCGCACCCTTACGCTCACAAGCAAATCCTCCAGTTTTTCCAAGTCGTCCACCCTTTCTACCGATAACTTCGTAAAAGTCATCGCCATATTTAGTTTTGTTTACCTTCGCTGCTTTCTCACCACCACGTTTAGTCCCAGCCATTTTACTTTCTCCTCTCTTTATACGCACTGTAGATCATTAGACCAATTAGTATTGCTATGAATGTGAATATCATCTTATACCTTTCGCTTCGTCACCCCATGTCTTCATCAGACTTTGGCAACCGTTAATATGTAGTGTCGCACCTTTAACCTCGACCTCTAGGTAATCACGACGTGCTCGGATACTACTGAGTCGGACTGTTATCCGCTTCTCCATCTCAGCTACCGTGACTTTACTGCTTCGGTCTTCAGCCTCATCATTCATCTTGATACGCAACTCAGCTTCTTCCTTCAACACCTTGGCTTCTGCCTGCCTGTATGAACGGAGTGCAGTAGCGTAGTGATCGTATAGAAGGGTAGCGTACCCCAGGAACTCAGCAAAGTGGTTAGGCAATTGAGCTGGGTCAGACCCCACATTGTTCTGGATGTAATTAAGTTTCAGTTCCCTGATCTTTGTTATT